CATGAAGGAGCTGGCTCAAAACCTTGGCTCTGCGTTTGGTCGCTTGATCAACGAAACAATGATTCCGTTAGTCACTAAGATTCTAGAAGTGATGGATTCTCGCGGATTGATCACGATGCCATTGCGCGTCAATGGCTTAGAGATAAAGGTAACACCAGTTGCTCCGCTGGCGATGGCTCAGAACATGGAAGAAGTGAACGCCATCCTGCAATATTCACAGCTGATGCAAAACTTTGGTGCCGATGGACAGCTAGCCTTAAAGAATGACTTTGTTGTTGACTACATTGGCGACAAGCTTGGCGTACCTTCGTCTGTTCGTAATGATGCTGTAGAGCGTGCTGTTCTCATGGAAGAAGCGCAGGCTCAACAGGCTCAAGCAGCTGCTATGCAAATGGCTGCTATGCAACAGCAGCAACCTGAACAACCTCCTCCAATGGGTGCATAAATGGATTACGGCAAACGGCCTGACGGAAGCCCCAAGGGATCTGGATTCTTTGGTGAGATTAAAAGACCAGACGGCAACGTCATGACGGAAATTAGTATTGGCGTTGGTATTAATGGCAAGGAAACATTAGTGCCGTTGATTGTCCCTACATTAGATAAAAATGAACTTAATTATTTAATGAAGAGTGATCCAAAATCAAAACAATTTATGAGCAAAATGCCTCCAAGCATTATTGATAAAGCAGTTAACTTTGCTTCAGACAGGATTAAAAACAATCAGTCTCCATTTGCTGATCCAAATGAAAAACCTTTTGAGATGCCTAAATGAGCTGGGAAGATTTAGAAGATATTGAAGAGTCCGAAGATATACGGTCGGCTATGCAGTCTAGGGAAGACCTAAACAAGCTTTGCCATCGCGTATTTTCAACTGAAGATGGGCAAGCTTTTCTACTGTGGTTAAAAGAAATGTACGTGGACGTTTCTATCGCTGTGCCAGGGAACGATCCATCGCACGCATTCTTTGCAGAAGGTCAGCGGAATGTCGTGCGTAACATCATGGCGCGGATACAGGCGGCAAAGAACATGTAAATTTTTTTGCCCTTTTTGTACAACTAACAAATGTACCATTTGATTAAGGGATAACATGACAGACACAGCTACAGTCGAACCCAGCGTAGGATCAGCTGGCTTATTCGATGGTGTAACACTTGAAGACACATCTAAAGTTGCAGCTGAAGAAGTTGCGATTGACCATCGAACAGAAGAAAAAGCCACCGATGTTGCTAGCGACACCGGCGCTCCAAAAGTTAAGCCAGAGTTCTTGCCAGATAACTTCTGGAATGCAGAAAAAGGCGAAGCCAACCTAGAAGCTATGAGCAAGTCGTGGTCAGATTTGCGCAAGCAGATTAGCCAGGGCAAACACAAAGCACCAGCTGATGGTAACTACGACACTTCCAGCTGGGGTGATGATGCTACTGAAAACCCGATTGCCTCCACGTTGGTCGGCTGGGCGAAAGAAAATAATCTCAGCCAAGGTCAATTTGATGACTTAGTTAGCCAGCTAAAGACCAAAGCATTTGAAGTAATGGATGGCCAAAACATTGACCCGCAGGTTGAAATGCAAAAGCTTGGGCCAAACGGCAGCGCCCTGGTTGCTGGAATGTCTGATTGGGCTAGAGGCCTAATAAGCAAAGGCACCTGGAGTTCAGATGATTGGGACGAGTTCAAGATCATGGCAGGCACTGCGCGTGGCGTAACCATGCTCTCTAAGCTGCGCGAAACCTATGAAGGTCGGATGCCTATTGAGACGCAGCCACTGGAAGGTACGCCTTCTAAAGACGAGCTGTACGGAATGGTGAACGATAAGCGCTATCGTGAAGACCCAGTATTCAGGCAAAAAGTAGAAAAAATGTTTGAACAAACTATTCGGTAAGACTCGCAGGCGACCTCCGCCTTTTAGCCCCAGTTAGCGCTGGGGCTTTTTTTGTTCAATCGACCGGCTTGCAATTTAACCCCTCGTTTATAGAATTCGCGCAAGGCCAATCTCTTTCGACCCTTACCTGTGGCGTGATACCACCGCCTGGCTGGCGTAACCAGCAAGCAAGGCCCGTCCAGACGGCATACCTAAGCGTAAACCCTACTTAACTGAACGAGGATCATCATGGCTATTAGTCTATCTAATGCTTTCGTAACCCTGTTCGACGCTGAAGTAAAGCAGAGCTATCAAGGCAAGGCAATGCTTGTTGGTGCAGTTCGCCAGCGTCGTAACGTCGAAGGCTCTACAGTAAAATTTCCAAAGGTTGGCAAAGGCGTAGCAACTGCTCGCGTAACCCAAACCGATATCGTGCCAATGAACGTTGGCTTCTCAACCGTAACTTGCACTATGTCTGATTGGAATGCAGCTGAATACTCAGATATTTTCTCGCAGGCGAAAGTTAACTTTGAAGAGCGCTCAGAACTGTCGCAAGTGGTTGGCGCTGCAATTGGCCGCCGTCAAGATCAGTTGATTCTTGATGCATTGTCTGCTGCTTCTTCAACTGGCACAGTGGCAAATTCTATTGGTGGTTCCAATACCAATATGAATATTTCCAAGCTGCGCGAAGCTGCAAAAATATTGAACACTAAAAACGTTCCATCTGATGGCCGTCACATCATCATCCACGCTAATAGCTTGGCATCGATGCTTGAGCAGACGTCAGTAACATCGTCTGATTTCAACACCGTTAAAGCTCTAGTGCAAGGTGAGATTTCTACATTTATGGGTTTCCAATTCCATATTTTGGGTGATCGCACTGAAGGTGGATTGCCGCTTGATGGCTCGTCAGATCGTACCCTTTATGCATTCCATCGTGATGCAATCGGCTACGCAGAAGGTATCGCGCCCAAAACAGAGATTAACTACATCCCTGAGAAGACATCGTGGCTCATTAATGCCATTTTCTCAGCTGGTTCTGTAGCTATTGATGTTGAAGGTATTGTCAAAATTACTGCCCGCGATACTGCGGCTGCAGCTTAAAGGAGATAAGTCATGGCTTATGATTCTGCTGGACTAAATTCCGCTGGTGCGCAATCGAAAGCTGGTAATGCTCCAGCGTTGTGGACTTACACCACAACTGATACTGCAGCTACTGTTGACACCTCCGGTTATTTTAATAGTGCCTCATCGTTGTTTAATGTTGGCGATATTATTTTCCGTGTCACAACATCATCCGGCGCTGTTTCTACCGCTGGTATGCATGTTGTTGTGTCTAATGCTTCAGGTGTTGTAGATGTCTCTGACACTACAGCTCTGACAGTTACTGACACTGACTAACATTGGCAGCATAGGGTCGGCCTCATTAGAGGTCGGCCCTTTTTTACGTTAAGGGTAACTATGGCTGCTGGCGATACAGGCATTTCAATTTGTGCCGATGCTTTAATTCTGCTTGGCGCGTCACCCATCTCCAGCTTTAATGATGGTACGGATGAGTCAAATGCTTGCGACCGTTTGTATCCAGACGTTCGTGATTCAACGCTGGTAATGTATCCGTGGTCATTTGCCACAAAAAAGATTCAGCTAGCTCGCCTAATTGACGCACCAAACAGTGTGTGGTCATACGCTTATGCGTTGCCAGGTGACAGGTTATCCAACCCTTCAGCGGCTTACCAAAGCTCAGCAGTATCCTCCTCTGTCCAGAAAAACTGGGAAGTACAAGGCGACCAATTGCTGACTGACATGGACGCTGTCTACATCGATTACAAGTATTCTTGCCCAGAGTATTTAATGCCGCAATACTTTGTGCAGCTTTTGAAATACATGATGGCTTGGCACTTGGCTGAGCCTATCACTGAGCAAATGGACAAAGGACTCAACTGGAGGCGCATCGCAATTGGCGAGCTTGGTGAGAATGGTCGCGGTGGTTACTTCCGAACAGCAGCTCAAATTGATGGCCAAGGTAATCCATCACGCGCAATCAATGATTTCACTCTGGTTGAATCGAGGTTTTCATAATGCCTCGTTTTGTAGACTTTCAAACCAACTTTTCCACAGGGGAATTAGACCCTCTTCTGCGTGCGCGTGTTGATCTTGATAGCTACAAAAATGCACTGTCAAAAGCGACCAATGTTTTAATCCAGCCGCAGGGCGGCATACGCCGCAGGCCAGGACTAAAGCACATATTTGAATTACCTAATACAAGCACAGAGAGCGCTGGCAATGGCGTGCGCTTAGTATCGTTTCAATTCAGTGTTGATGATAGCTACATGCTTTGCTTCACGCACAATCGCATGCAAGTAATAAAAGCTGGCAGCATAATTACTAACATTAATGGTACTGGCAATAGTTATCTAACAACGACTATCACATCAAGCTTAGTTGGGACAATGTGCTGGACGCAATCAGCAGATACGCTAATCATTACGCACCCAGATTTGCAGCCAATAAAGTTGGTTCGTGGTGGCTCGGATAGCTCATGGACTATAAGCACGATTACATTTGATGCCATCCCAAAATATGCGTTTACATATGCGTATTCAAACCCAGCGACAACGCTAACACCAAGCGCAGTATCAGGTAACGTTACGCTTACAGCAGGAGCTGGTGTATTTAGTGGAAGCAATGTTAACCAGTACATTAACGTTACCCCTCAAGGTCGAGCGCGTATTACTGAATATGTGAGCGCCACAGTAGTCAAAGCTATTGTCGAATATCCATTCTTTGATTCGTCTGCTAAAGCTTCTGGTTCCTGGGAACTAGAAACTGGTTATGAAGATGTCTGGTCTAGCGCAAGAGGCTGGCCACGATCAGTAACCTTTCACGAAGGTCGGCTGTTCTTTGGAGGTAGTAAGTCTCGACCATCGACTGTATGGGGTAGCAAGATCGGCTTGTTCTTTGACTTCATACCAAGCGAGTCATTAGACGATGACGCTGTTGAAGCAACGCTAGACACCAATGAGCTAAACGTTATTACTGACATTGTTAGTTCGCGTGACTTCCAAGTGTTTACCTCTGGCGGTGAGTTCTATGTGCCGCAGCAAGGTACTGACCCAATCACACCGCTTACTTTCACATTCAAGAATGTTAGCCGCAATGGGATTAAATCAGGTACTCGCGTTCAATCAATTGAGTCCGGCTCTGTCTACATTCAGAGGCAGGGCAAGTCGCTTAATGAGTTCGTCTTTAGCGACACCCAGCTTACCTACATTACTCAGCGCATATCTCTGCTGTCTGGCCATCTATTAAAAGCACCACAGCGCATAGCTTTGCGTAGAGCCTCTAGCACTGATGAGTCTGATTTGTTAATGATGACAAATACGACCGATGGAACAATGGCTGTATTTTCAATCATGCGCAGTCAGCAAATTACCTCGCCATCTGAATTCATAACAGACGGTCAATTTATTGACGTTGGCGTTGATGTCACAAGTATTTACGTCGTTGTAAAACGTACCTTCAACTCAGTGGTCAGGTACTTCATTGAGCTATTTAGCGACACTCTTTTTACCGACTGCGCGTTCATTGGTGGAGCTGCGGCAACGGCCACCAGCCTGCCCCACATTGGCAAAGCAATCAATGTAATTACTGACGGTGTACCGCAGGGTAATGAGACGGTAAGCGGTGCAGGATCAATTACATTTGATCGTGCTAGTACCACTAGCTATGAGGTTGGCCTGCCAATCACAGTCTATGCCAAGACTATGCCTGTTGAAATAAAGTTGCAAACAGGTAGTCGCGTTTCGT